CTCTGCTCTTCCGGCATGGAGTCAAGAATCTGCAATATCTCTTCTGGAAGTCCTTGGACAAATTGTTCTATCTCCTGCGGTGTAAAATCTCCCGTTTGTGTAGGTTGCATCTGTGCTTTCATCCTTTCCAGCGTTTGTGCTTTACCGGGGAATTCAGGTAACAGTTTATAAACACCCTCTATGTCTATCAATTGTGCACTCCATAACTGGAATGCTATCTCCATCATATAGGCCTTTGTCATAGCAAGGGTGGCGCCTATGTCTATATTGGCCTTGAAGTAAAGCTTTCGTGACATTTCTTCTTCTATTCCCTGATCGTTCATGCCCATTCTCGAAACTACATTTCCATCCTGCATCATCCTATCGGGGGCATTGTTGAGAATCGATGGATTGAATGTAAATGGTTCAGGTCCATTGTCGCCCTCTCTTATGTACTCCCGGTCCTCCTTGACAAATTCAGCTAAATGAGCTATCCACAATTCGACAAGCTCCCTTAATCCTGTGTTGAGAGTGTTTATCTTGTCATTCTGCGGTTTCATGGCCTGTTCCATGAGAAGGGAGGTCTGCCCTAGTGTCTTGATTGCCGGCGAACTTCTGCCCTGTGTTATATCCCATTGCCCGGTTATCCTGTCGGCATGGGTCAGCATACCTTCAACGACGTTTAGATTCTCTACCATTGTTTTGCCTTGATAAATGAAAACATCCTGTGCTGGATTTCCTTTGGTTGGTATCAATAGCCCAGCTTCCGTCGTCAGCTTTTCAGGATTCTTTACCGCACCGTGTCTATAGCCTTTCTGCGGCTGTCCTGTGAGTTTTTCTGATACAAGGTAATCTTGTATAAGAATATTGATTATATCCTGAATACCGTCCCTTTTGGCGCTCTGGCCTATAAGGGATTGAAGTTCACTTCTTCCATCAAGACGTTTGTCTTTTTGGATATATGGAATGTAAACCAGTGGATACTTGCCATGCTTGTAAAATCCATTCTGTTTCATTTCTGGATCATCTTCGGACTTCTTTAAACAAACCTGCCCAGCCAACCATGCAACCTGAAGCTTTCCATTTTCATCACGATACCAATATTCATGAAGGTTGACTATATCCCTCATTCCTATGCTTCCGCCAGTACCGGTTCCCTTTACGGTTGTCGGTATGCGGTTGCTGGAGGTTTCGGTCATGTCCCCGTATATCTCGGTATCGCTTGACGATGACTCGGATACAACAATCTGCTTTAATTCTTCCTTCTTGTATTTGCAGAGCGGGTCGTTTTCCTTCGAGTATTTTTTTGATATGTATCTGAAAGAAACGGGTTTTGTAAAGTCTATAAATTCTCCGTCCTGTACCTTCCATGGATTTGTTATATTCGGGTCTATGAATACATTCGCAGGGTGGACTATCTCGCAGTCAAGGTCGCCTTTCCCGTCATTTTTGGAAGGATTCCATACCGACTTTATAGCCACACTTCCCAGCTTCGGGCGTATCCATTCTCCCTCTGATACAAGCAAATCCATGTCCAACTCATCCCAGTATGAGGTTATGACATCATTCAAAGCTTGTGTTATATCGTCATAATATGGACGCTTGCAGGTTATATTGATGGACGTCTTGCCGCTTGTCATGTTGGCGTGAATCGTCCTCAGTGCAGCCCAGCATATGTTGACTTGCGGTTTGGGCTTCCACTCGTCCTTTGTATCAGAAGTTGTCCATTGGTCATCTTCAACATAGCGGTCGTACTTTTGCCATTTGTCTATAGGTTTTTTTGCTTTAGCTAACTCGTAATCCTCATAACATTGGTCTATGAATTCCTGTTCTTCAAGTTTGATTATCTGTGACCTTATGTCTTTCATTCAATCACCACTCTTCTTCCTTCCATTCTTCCTTCTCTTTGGCTTTTTCCCTATCTGCGACTATTGACGGATGCAGGAATGTCCCATCTGACCGCCATCCCGTTATGTCTTTGGGTTTGCTTCCAGGTACCGTAGGCGAAGGTAAATCTTTAATCATTGGCGTGGTATTGTGAACATGCATCCCTATGCCCATCATCATTACTACATCATCCCAATAATTAGACCTTGCAGCCTCTTTACCGTCAGGCCATCGTATGAAGTTCATGGCCTCATCAACAAATCGCTTCCAGTAAACCTTGATATATCCTTCACGCACTGCGGTTTTGATTGCACTTACCACATACGGCCTTGACTTTGGAGTAGTCAACCAGCCTATTGTTTCGCGCTCCTCGTCATACTCCTTGTCATATACCATCGTCCGGTAGATGCTGACGTCATGCTTTTTGAGTACACTTATTGTTACGGCCCCATCTTTGTTTCTTTCAGGTGCAAGCAAAGGTTTATTGTAATAAGTTTCAAGCCTCAATATCCTGTCAGCGAATACATCAGCGTCTATATGACCGTGCCAGACAGCTTCAAGCCTCAATTGGTTACGGTTGATTATCCCGGCTACAGAATAGTCGCCATGTTCCAATCCTTCAGCGACATCATCAGCATTGAGATATTCATCTGTGGAAGGTATTTTTTTGCCCTCTGCGTCTAAAGTATAAGGGTGGAACCATATTTCGTATTCTCCTTGCGGGTTCGGGTCCCACTTGACTTTCTTTTTGCTGTCCCATTCCAGATTACCACGCTCACCCGTGTAACATTTATCCTGCATCCTCATTAAAGCAAGCTTGTCGAATACACATGCGCCGGGCATGATAAAGCGTCCGCGTTTACGGGCTTCCAGTTCGGCTTCTGTGTACATTCCTTCGAGCCTTTTTTGTTCTGACTCTTCAAGGAAGGGATTGTCCTCCCATGACCATTGGGCGCAATGTATTTCCGGGTCCTGGTTGGCTATAGGCTTGGTGTCATTAAGGTAAATGTCATCATATACAAATGTCAGTCCTAATAATGGTGTCATGGTTCCGATTATATGTCCTTGACAGTCCAGAGTTCTCATCATACATTCATCGTATATTTCCTTGGGTGGTTCCTCGTCAAACCATATCAACTTCTTGGAAGTTCCTTGGAATTTTGCACGTCCCTGGTCGACTGATTTAAAGCCTATGATGTTGCCATTCTTCAGGACGATAAAATCCAATACAGCATTCTCCGGATCATCCCTCTTGCCTTCACGGGCATTAATGGAAGCTATTTCTCCCAATGGAAGCCATTTCAATAGCTCCTTCTGTGCTACGTCCCTTTGTACCTCGTTTGAGAGAGATACAACCCATGCTTCTGATTTTCCGGTAAATCGTGTCATCATCGGATCGTATTCTATTCTTATTTCCTCGGGCCATGATTCAAGATATCTTCTTGCAGACTGCCCCAGCATGGACACAACCATTTCTATGGCTCCAGCTACTGTCTTGCCTGTTCTGTTACCGGATAGAGTCCACTTGTTACGCTTCTGGCATTTGTGCCATTCTAGTTGCTTCTGATGGACAGGCTTGTCAGAGGCATAAAAATAGCGCAACTTTTCTTCCTTGCGTCTGCGCTCTCTTTCTTGGATCAGTTCACTTGGATTCATCCGGCTTCACAACCTTGAATTGCAGTCTTGTATAATATCCCTTTAACCCTGAAACATCAATAAAGCATTCAGGCATTATGCGAACATAACATTGCTTATCAATATTATCCGATATTACTTTATTGATTAGCGTTACATGTTCCTTGATTAAGTTGTCATTGCCGGCAATTGAATGATACTGCCCCATTGCTTTTGTTTTGCGATTTGCGGTAATTATCTCAAACCCACAATCATACTCGCTATCAGATAAGCAACTCTTAGGGTAATTGCACAAAAAATTAAATTCGGCAGGTATTTCAATTTCTTTTTTTACATCTATGAGTTTTTCTGAACTTATTTCGCATAATATTTTATTCCCGCACTTGCGGCATTTTAACTCATTCCCGTCAAAATAGTGATTGCTGTCACCCTTCTTTTTGAATAGTTCTGCCAACTGTTCAGGTGATTTAAGGAATGTCTTGGCATTGCAGTACTGACATTTTAATATGTGTCCGCCTAACATGGTTATTCCCCCTCCACTGATAATATCTGCCTTTTTATTGCAAGAAGAAAGTTAGTTATCATTATATCTTTTGTGGCTTTATCATCTGGCAATATGACGCTTAAATCATATTCTTTTCCGTCAATTTCAAGCTTTGCAGTTATTGCTTTCATGTTATACCTCCTTGATAAACTGTTCTCCGGGTTTTCCTATTTTATAAGTAACCCCACCAATTGTTTTACATATAAAGTTCCTGTTGTCTTGTCCATTATATGGATTATGGTCATTGGAAGCACACGCAGGACATATATGCTTATTTCTGTATTCATCAAAAAGCATCTTTGCTCTTGTAAAATTATCCTCTTTTTCTGTAGATGCCTTTTCAAACTGTTGTGCTTCTCTGATAACCCATTGATATGGCCTGTTGCATTTCCGACATACACCTTCATTTGTTAATTCTTTCTGCTTTGCCCTGGCATTTGCAATATGTGTAGGAATATATATTAGTGGTCTGGCTACAAGAAAGTCCTTCATACCTTTACTTTAATCCTCCTTGCTTTCTGCTCCTCCTCATACGGGCTGATCGGACCCGGGAGATCATCTGCTATATTTTTGATAGCCTGTGGTGTTTCTACAGGGCTTTTATTCTGCATGGCTCTGTGTGTTACCCATGATCCCAACAAAAAAGCACCCATTATACTGAGTGCCAGAATTATGTTATTCATATGTTACTCCCTTAGCTTTTCTATTGATATATTCGAAGGATACTCACAGCCCTATGTGCAGTTTCTGCATTGACAGTCAGGGTCTTTGCATCCGTAGAATC